GTGGTATGGGCCTCCCCCTTTTCAGAGGGGATACCCCTCCGCCGCCTCGCCTCCCTGCGCTTCGCCTCCTCCTTGCCGTGGCAGCTCTTGCAGCGCAGCCTCATGTTGGAAGGCTCGTCGGTTCCCCCCTCGCAGAGCGGCACGACGTGGTCGACCTCTCCCCCGAGCCTCGCCGTCCTCCACTTCGAGCCGTCCCATTCCGCGCATACCCTCCCGCAGTCGCAGCATCTGCCCTGCTGCCTTCCGATCGCCTCCTGCCTCGCCCGCTTGTACTCGGCTCCCGAGTAGCGCGCCCGCCAGGGTTCCCTCTCCGATCGGGTGGCGTCCCCTGGCGTCGGCTTGCGCTCGTGCTTCGCGCTGCTCCTCCTGCACTTGCAGGTCTTGCCCGCTGGCACCACGCTTGCGCAATGGGGGCAGAATGTCGGGCGCTTACTCTTGCCCATGGTGCAGCTCGTCTAGGATAAATATGTCCACCTTGCTGCCGAGCAGCTTCCCGCTGTATCCGCATCTCGGGCAGGTATCGCGCGCCATGGCTTCGGCGACCGTTGCGATGTATCCGCATTTCCTGCATACGGCTTCATGCGGCGGTTCGCACCATTCGGGCAGCAGCTCATACTTCGCCCTCCTTAGCTTCTCGCCGCATTCCCTAAAGCCCATGCCGAAAAAGGTCTTACCTCCCCAGCCGTCCTCGATGCTCGCACCGTTATCGGTCATCCCCGCCCCTCTCCATGTCCTCGCGAATCAGCCGCTTTATGTACCCTTGCTTGCTCTCCTGCCTCCGAAGGTGCGCGAGCAGCTCCGCGTCCTTGGGATAGAACCGCATCACGATTTGCGTGGTCTTCTCCGCCTTGTATTTCTGGTCGGCCTTCTTCGCCGCCTCGCTCATAGCCATGTCTCCTCCGTCCTCCGTCTGGCTATCCTACACCGTTTCGGAGATGTAGTCGCCCATCATGTCCTCGAGGAGCGCCATGGCCCTGCCGTCGTACTTGCCCCCGAAGTAGTCGAGCAGCTCGCCGAGGAGCCTCCCCATGTTATCGTAGGTGAGGCATGCCTCGCAGATGCAGTCCTCGATGCTCTCGGCGTTCCTCCCGCGCGTCTTCGCGATCGTCTTGTCGATCATGCTCGCCATCGTGTTCCCTCCTATCGCCTCGGTCGGTGCGGAGGTCTTATCCCGCCTCCGCTCGGGCCTCCGCGCCTATTCGACGTATTCGATGCCGTGCGCCTCGCAGCAGCACATGCGGTGGGTCTTGTACCATTCGCTCACGGTGTGCAGGTACTGCCATTCGTCCCACGGGAGCTGGAGCATGCCAGCGAAGCACCCGCACACGATCTCGTTTATGCGGTCTATCCGAGCCTGCAGGCGGTCGGCTGCAGCGTGGTCGCCAGCCTCCACCGCGTCGTACCAGCGGAGCCTGAGGAGCGTCCTCGCGCTATCGATGTTGTGTCCGTTGCGCTCCATGTTGAAGCTGTAGAGTTTCGTGCTTGCCATCGTCGTGTCCTCTCTCTTGCGGTCGGCTGTCGTGCGGGAGTTTGGCCCCTCCCGCGTGGGCCTGTTCCCCTATCGCTGCGCAACAGCCTCGCGCACCGCAGCCAATACATCCTTGTAGCGAACGCCGTCCATGTGCGCGATGCCCAGCATCGTGCTTACGGCCTTGCTGTATGCCTCGCGGTAAATGTCGTTTGCGTAGTCGTTGTTGTACCTGACGTCGCCCATCATCTCAACGGCCTTTGCGAACTCGTACATATCGACCGCATCCCTGAACGCCTGGCCCTCGGTGTTGATCTTGCTCGCCATCTCTTGCCTCCTTAGTAGTAGTAGGTCTATACCTATACTCGAATTATAGGTCTATCCCTGTATCTGTCAAGCGTCATCCGATGGCTTTTCCAATAAAAAAGGCGGGAGCGTCCTCGCTCCCGCCCGTCTCGGGTTTTTACTTGTCAGACGATATTTTTCCGTGCATTTCCATTACCTCGTCCCATCCCATCTCGCGGTACTTCCTGAGATGCTCGAGCCTCGGTATCTCGCGGTGCTTCGGGTCGCTCGGATCGATCCAGGCGTTGCCGTAGCCAGCGAAGTGGATTATGGCGGGCCTGTCGGTGTATCCCGTCACCATCGATTCGTTGTAGCGCGTCTGGAGGTCTACATAGCGCCGTCTGTGGTACTTGTTCCAGGCGTCCTGGTCGATCCAGTTCAGCTTCTCGGTGTTGAGGACGTGGATCAGCCAATCGTCTTGACCGTCCGCCCTGATCTTCGCGAGGTTGAACATGGCGACTCCGATGTTGAAGTAGTCCTCGCCCCATGGCTTGTAGTCGATGCGCTGCCGCTTGTCGCCTTCTCCGATATAGCGCGGAGGCTCCCGCACAGCCGCGAGCCAGGCGCCGCCCATGTCGATGTTCCAGAGGTCGGATATATCGTCGACAACGACGGTGTCGACGTCGAGCTGCAGTATCCTCTCGGCCTCTGGAATGAGCTTCGTGTAGCAGACCCTGAGGAGGCTCATGTATGAGAACTGGGTCTTTATGTTCGCGCTTCTCGGCCCGAACCACCTCTGGTCGTGGACGTCGATTGTCTCCACCATGTCGGGCATCTCGAAGGGAAACTCCTCGTCTTCTATGAGGAGCCATACTCGCTCGACGTTGCTGTTCGCGATCAGCGATTTAGCCGCCGTCTCCATATGCGGGTAGAGGTTCCGCGTCCCGCTGTATACCGCCTCCCTCATTCCTCCTCCAATCCTAGCAGCCAGTCTGCCGTCACGCCGAGGACGCTCGCTATTGATGCGATCGCCCACGCGGAAGGCTCGTGCCTCCCCATGAGGTATCCGTTGAGCGCGCTCTCGCTTATCCCCGCCGCCCGTGCGGTCGTTCTGTATCCCCATTCCTTCTCTGCCATAGCCGACCTGATGCGCGTCCCGAGCATCGCCATGAACTGAGCCTCGTCGCTGTAGAGCCTCGGATCGTATCTCATGCCGTCCCCCTCTCCTTAACCCACGGCCTGTATCGGTTGAAGTCGCAGCTTGCGAATATGATCTTGTTGTTGCACCAGCGCGCCAGATGGTGCTGGTACGGGTCTCCCCTGTCGTATGGCATCACGTACGGGTTCGCCCCCATGTCCCTGAGCGCGGTTATCCTGCGCATGTCGTACTCGCGCGAGGTGCCGAAGCCGACCAGGACGTAGAAGACGAGCATGCGCGGCTTGATGCCGTGGCGTGCGAGCGTTTCTATTCCGCGAGGAACCGCTTCATCCTGCGCGTGGCTGTCCCATGCGAAATGGAGCCGCTTAGCGTGCCTGATGCCCGACAGGGCGCGCGCGGTCTCGTCGGTGACGCATCGTATGTCGAGCGCGTCCCATATCACGCCTGCGCCCGATCGCGCGAGCTGCTCGCAGGCGCGGCAGAACTCGTCGGCGTCCGCCATTATGTTGTCGTCGAGGAGCCTGACCGTCTCCTGACCATCCCAGAAGTCCCTGAGGTCTGCGACGTGCCGCACCTCGCCTCCGTCCATATTAGGCACTACGCACCACGGGCAGCGGTTCGGGCATCCGCGCGTGAACCGTCCGAGAGCGTACCCGCAGCCGTATATCGAGTAGTCTGGCATGATCCTGTCGTAGTCCTCGAACGGCATCCTCGCGCCGAGGTCGTAGCCTGGGCCTCCCTTGAGCGTCTCGCAGTCGGGCATGTACTCTGGCTCTGGAGTGAAGTCGAATACCTTGCTCGCGTAGCAGAGGTCTGGATCGTCGAACAGCGGATCGTAACCGAGCTTGACCGCGTCGCCGCGCTGCTTGTGGTACGTGCTGGCGCGCATGAGCGCGAGGTTCGGTATCTTCGAGTCGACGTCGAGGAGGCAGACCTTCACAGCCGCCTCCCGTTCACGTCGCATGCGTCGAATAGGCGCATCTGCTTGTCTCCGTCAGGCTCCTCGCCTATGTCTGGGTAATCGTCGTATTCGATGCCGCGCAGGTTGCAGCAATCGAACGGGTTGTAGTTGTAGTTATCCCTGAAGTAGAGGTAGTGATCTCTCACGTATTCTCCGACGCTGCGCTGGTCGAAGTCCGTTAGGCTCTCCGCCAGCTCTATCTTGCGCTCCAGCTCCAGGTTGCTGTGGCCTCCGTATGAGCATGTATACTCGCTGTAGTCGAGGTCGAAGCACCGCCGCACGTACGTGTTAACCTTGAGGAACTCGACGAGTATCTTCCCGCAGTCGATGGCGTTTATCACCGATACGTCGACGAACTCGGGTATGAACGGGGAGAGCCTCACCGATACGTCGTAGCCCATGCGCTCGAGAACCTCGCAGGCCCTCATGCGCTCCGACTGGGGCGAGGCCGTCTCGTACCTGTTCCCGTTCCAGTCGTCGGTCGACGTTATGCTGATCTGGAAATGCGCGAGCTTCGGGTCGTATGCGTCGAGGTATTCGGGGAATACGCACGTCGCGCTTTTCGTGACAATGAGGTAGTGTACTCCGCGATCGTTGAGCATCTTTATCGTCTCGAGCGTGGTGTGGCGCTTCCCCTCTATGGGTTGGAAGCAATCGGTCATTCCGCCGAGCTTCACGACCGATCCAGGCGCCAGCTTGCCTACTACCTTTCGGATCGTGTCGAGGTTCGCGACCGCTGGCTCGTTCGGGTGCCAGTTCTTCCTGAAGTCGAGGAGGTGCCTCGCATAGCAGTAGCTGCAGTTATGGAGGCATCCGCGACCGTAGCTGTCGAGCCTCGCCGTGTATCTGCACCAGGTGTTGTACTTCCTGTTTTTCATCAATGTGTATGGGCTTTTGAATTCGTTTGTCATGCCTTCACCCACTTCGCTCTCCTGTAGTCTCCGCAGACGTACTCAGGCTCCCTGTACGCGACCTCGGCGACCGCATCCCTTACCATGTTCGGGTTCTTCCTCGATGCCCTGCAGCGCACCTTCACGATGTTCGTATACGACCTCTCGATACCCTGAGAGTCGATGCGGTGATAGGTGCGCAGGTCTCCGTGTCGGTGCTTGCATGTGTCGCATAGATATGTGATCTCGGCGTCGCTCATTCGATGACCCTCCTCCCGCAATTCGGGCAATACTTGTAAACGGGCCATGAGTCCCAAAATACGACGCTGCCGTCTTCCTTCTCCTCGCATCCTCCTATGTGGTAGGTTCCTTCCCCGTATGGCCCGCGCGCCCCGCATTCCGAGCATGTGAAGGGCCTGTCGTTCATCTCGTCTGGCTCGGCTAGGTTGCGGCACGTCCGCTCTTTCCACCCTCGGTTCACGCTGTACTTGCAATCACGGTGAGTAACCTCATCCGCGTAGCACGTCCGCTCCGATACTCCAAGCTCATCAAGCAGGATGTTGTAATCTTCGTCGGTCAGTCCGCAGTGATAGCGTGTGTTCCAGGCTGCGATGGCTTCGGCTTCGCTAGTGTGCGCATGCCAGACCGCATTCGCTCCGATGCAATGTGCGCAGTTGCACCCGACACGATAGAACGTCGAACTTTCGTTAGGCTCCAACAAAACCGCCTCGCCGCCGCAGAACGGGCAGGGTTTCAGGTCAGTCGTTCGGTTGTCGGTCATCGCGTTACCTCCTTGACCTTGCGACTCACGGCACGCATCGTGCATTTGTAGCCGACCTCGCATCGTCTGCCGCAACTAGGACATGTGACGACCGCCGTCCACGCTCCGCTTTTGTCTTTGCGGTTGTGGCCGAACTCATGGGCACATCTCCATTGCTCTTGCAGGTTGATGTAACTTGGGTCTGCGAGGTTGTAGTAGCCCGTCTGGTAGCGAAACTCATGTCCGCAGTACGGGCATTTTGGAAATGTGCTAGGCATCGTCGCCCTCCTTCAAAGCATCAGCCAGCATTTCCTGGCACATATCCCACTGGGAGTCGAACCGCTTTGCGGACTCAGCATCGAAAACATGGCCGCGCACGTCGCATAGATGCGCCAGGTCTGCCACGGCCATGCTCAACGAACCGACGGCAAGTGCCAGCTTCGTGATGCGCTCATCCGTTGCGTCAGTCATCGCCTCCCCCTCTCCACAGCTTCACGACCAGCACCGCGAGAACGGCGACCATTCCGCCGATTAGCGCGACTGCACCGACTGCATATTCCATCGCAGAACCTCCAACCTGTAACGAGCATCACCAGCAATGTCACCAGCCCGCCGATGCCGAAAGCGATGCCGTGCGAGAATGTCCACCAGCTCATGACACCACCTTCCGTCCGCAATGAGGGCAATACTTGTAAACGGGCCACGCATCCCAAAATACGACGCTGCCGTCTTCCTTCTTCTCGCTTCCGCCGATGTGGTAGGTGCCTTCGCCGTATGGCCCCCGCGCCCCGCATTCGGAGCATGTGAACGGCCTGTCGCTCATTTCGTCGGGTTCGGCGATGTTGCGGCATGTCCGCTCGGCTCCGATTTCCGCGATCTGCTCCTCCAGCTCCGCGATGCGCCTCTCGTATCGCTCGGCGAATTCGCGCACCGCGTCGGTCGGCTTCTTCTCCGCTCTGGCGTTCCGCGCGTGATCCGCCCTACGCTCCAGATAGCATGATCGGCAAAGCTCCCCATAGTCGGCTTCATCGATTGCGCGCCTGATGAAGCTCTTTCCGCATTCCGCGCATTTTCCGCGCCTCGCCGAGTCCATGTATGTGGTGATCATTGCTCCACCACCTCATTTGGTTTTGTATTCATCTCATTCCCCTTCGAATAATGTCGGCTGGTATCGGTAGTCGATTCCCACGTAGTCGAGGACTTTCCCGATTCCCAGCTTGTTGATGCAGTAGTCGTATTGCTTCGGGTAGTCGCGCTCCATGCGTTGAAAGCGGTTCGGGGTCGCATCGTAGTGGATGCCGAACATGCAGAACATGCAGCCAGTCCTGTCCTCCCGCGTGCATCGGAGCAACCCCCCCCCCTCGTCTCGACTATCTCGCCGTAGCATGAGGCGTACTCGATGCCGCTCTCCTTGATGTAGCGCAGTACGTCCTGCTCCGTCCATATCGCCATCGGAGCCGACGACGGGTTTTTATCTGAGAAGTTATTGCATCCGTATAGCATGTACGATCGCTCGCGCCTTGATGACTCATAAGCAATCATCGCGGTCATGCGCGCCCGTCCCGTTTCCTTCGCGTACTGCTTGAACGGGGCCTTCTTGATCACGTCGCAGCACTTCTCGCTGACCTCGAACGGCGCATAGACGAGCGGCCTCCATCGTGCGCTCACGCTGTATCTCCCGTTACCCAGGCGAATGCTCCGCATATGCTCGCTCTTGGTGTTCCTCGCCTGCCTGATGTAGAGCGCCTGCTCCTTGCCTGGTATCGGGTAGCCGTATTTCTCGATGACCTTCCTGAAGGTCATCTTCGGCCTTATCACAACGTCCGCCTTGCGCAGCGCCAGCTCCCGCACCTCTGGGTATTCGAGTCCCGTGTCGCAGAAAACGGCGGGAACGTCTGGGAATAGCCGCTTCGTTATGTCGAGCAGCACGGTCGAGTCCTTGCCGCCCGAGAATGAAACGTACACGTCGCCGTAGTAGTGCAGATACCAGGCTTTGATGCGGCTCTCCGTGAACGCGATCTTGGCCTCGAGCGGCAACGCTTGGCGCTGTCGCATATGCTCGTAGCTCACGCCCGCCATGATCGCCTCGCCTGTTTCGCTCCCCGCGCCTTCTCCTCGAATAGCCTCCTGTCGTGATCCGCGCACTCCCTGCATTTGACGTGCCTGCAGCCGACGATCCTCGGCTCGATCGCGAAGTCGGTGATGGGCTTCAGCTCGTGGCACTTGATGCACTCGCGGTACTTCATCGCTCCTCCTCGAGCTTGTAGGCGAGGAGCCTGTCGCCGACCTTGCGCCTGTGGTAGCTCGGCGTCGACATGTGGACGATGCTGCTCTCCTTTATCCCGTGGCGGGTCGCCAGCTCCTCGGCGGTTCCCACGTCCACGAAATCGTCGCCCCTGTAGAGCGAATAAAGCGCGTTACCCTTCGGCCTTGCCATAGTCCTCCCCCTTCGTCAGCTCGCTTCCGTAAAGGGCGCGCAGCTCCGAGTCGTATTCCCTGAGGAAGTCGTTCCTGCTCATGAAGTCTGGGAAGTTGTAGAACCTTGCCTCGATCCATGCCTCGAAGGGCTGAGGCTCTCCGTCGACGTATGCGATCGCCGTTATGTAAGGCGTGTAGTCCTCGAATAGCCTTTTTCTGCCGTATTCGTATATGTCCTTTTCAGCGCCGACCGTCACGACCTGCATCGCCCGCAGAATCCTGTTCTCTGCCTTTAGCGCCTCGATCTCGTCGAAAGCCTCGAGTATTCCCGAGACGATTCCGCTCTTATCCATCACGCCTCCCTCTCGTATTCCGTGTATTCGTAAGCGTAAATCTCGCAGAATACGGCCCCGCACGCCCCGCACTCGTACTCCGCGCGCAGGTCGTCTCCGTATTCCTCCACCCTTCCGAGGCTCCCGTACTCGCCGCAGTTGGGGCATCTGCCGTCGCCGACCTCCTTTGTGATGATCATCTCTTGACCTTCCTCGCGCGCACCCAGAAGCCGCTGTCCGATCTCCGCGCCTCGCGCTTCTTCCTGTCCTTGACCTTCCTGTATCCGTCCTCGCCGAGCCACCGCTCGCGCGCGTCCCTGTCATCGACGCACTGGCATATGAGGCGCTCCGCCTGCTCTGCGGGGTAGAAGAATCGGAGCAGCGTGTCCTCGGTCTGCATCGGCTCCGCGATCCATGTCCCGATGTTGTATCGGTATTTGATATGCATGTAACCCGCGTGGTCGCTGATCCTTATCGTGTTGCAGGCGCCCCAGTCGAGCCTGAGGTACACGCTCTCGGTCTTCTCCGCGTCGTATCGGTGAACCGTGAAGCCCTCCTCGACGAGCGCCTTGGCTATGCTGTCCGCCAGCTTCTTGAACCGCTTCATTTCGCACCTGCCAGGTTGAGCTTCCTCCGCAGGGAGTGAATCTCGATGACCTGCTCCTGCAGGCGCTTCTCCAATGCGAGAACCCGCTCGGCGCGCTCGCCAGCCATCCTGATGTAGTTCTCGAGCTTGCACTCGAGGGCCTCGACCTGCTTCTCGAGGCGCTCGTTCTCCCGCTCCATAGCCGCGTACTCGGCGAGGAACCTCTGCTCGAGCGTCTTGTATTCCATTAGTAGCCTCCTCCCCTGTGCGACCATCTCCTGCCGCCGTCATCGAAGTTCCAGCAGCCGTAGCCGTAGAGCTTCTCGCTGTGCGGCCTTATGCCGTGCGCGAGAAGGTACCCGCTGAGCCACTGCTCCTCGTACTCCCTCGTATCGAAGCGCCACCAGATATCGATCTCGCGGGCGTGGCGCCTCCCGTGGCATCCTGTGGTACCCGAGCCGCAGAGCGCGATCAGCGCGGGCTTGAGGACGAACCTCCCCCACTCGGTGATCATGAGGAGCGCGCCAGGCTTCCGATCACCCGTCTCTGGGTCTCTCGCGCTGTGGAGTCCCCTCGGCGGCTCGTGGTGCCTGTTCGTCGCCGTCTTGCCGCATACCGCGCAGGGAGACCAGTCATCGTCGAATGCGGTAGCCGATGCATCGTCTCGTGTGTACCTGCATCCTATGTGCGGCATGCCGTATCCCATGGCCTCGTCTATGGTCATGCGGTTCGGATAGATGAGGTCACCCATAGATTGCCTCCCCCCCGCACTCGTCGCACCGCCAGTAGCGCCTGCGCGTGCCTGCCTGCGTTGTCGCGGTCGGGCGCATGTCCGCTCCGCACTCGGGGCATGGGTGCGCTGAGCGCGGAGCGGGTTCCCCCGTGTCCGCGCCGCGCTCTGCGCCAGCGTTTGGGTTCTTTTCATAAGAACCCAACGCTTTCTTTTCTTTTCTTTTCTTTTCCCCCCCGCTCGGTTCCCGCTCGGTTCCCGCTCGGTTCCCGCTCGGTTTGCGCTTGGGTTTCCGCCCGCCCTTTTGCCCGTTGAGGCGGTTCCTCTCGCACATCTCCTGATAGTCTCTGATGTTGTTCATGGCGCGCTCGGATACGACCTCCGCGTATCCGTCGCCGTCCTCCACGGCGTCGAGGAGTCCGTACTCGATCATTGTGGTAACGTACTCGCGAACCGTCTCGTAAGCGGTCGCTAACCGAGCGCATAGCGCCTGGGTTTCGGGTCGGTTCCTTACGATGACCGTGGGAGCCTCGTCGCGGTATATCTGCTCTAGGATCGCCCAGTAGCAGTCGACCGCAGCGCCCCCGTGCGCTATGCGCAGGGCGAGGATCAGATCGTCGCTCGACGCCGTCGTGTCGTGGTCGAAGTACTTCATGGCTAGAAGGGTATGTCTTCGTCGTAGACGCCAGCGGCCTGATCCTGCTCCTGTCCCTGCTCCTGCCGCTTGCCGCCCGTCCAGTCGATCTCGTCGACCATGACCGATATCTTGCTGTGCTTCTTGCCGTCCTTCTCCCAGCGCCTCTGCCTGAGCTTGCCCTCAACTGTCACATGCATGCCCTTCGCGAGGTACTGGCTGACAGCCTGCGCGCGGCTTCCGAACATCGCGCAGTCGATGAAGTTCGCGTAGTCCTCCCACTCGCCCGTCTGCTGGTTCCGCGTCCTGTCGTTCACCGCGACGGCGATCTCCAATACCGCCGTGCCAGATGCGGTCTCCCTAAGCTCTGGGTCGCGTGTGAGGTTCCCGCTGATGATCGTCCTATTGATTGCCATTGCTCTCCTTCCCGAGCAGCTCCTGCTTGTCGGCGATCAGCGTCGCCAGGCAGGTCTCGCATGCCTTGATCTCTATGTCGGTCGCTTCCTTCATCGGTTTGCCCTGCAGGACGTTCGCTATGGCCCCGTTCATCCCCTCCTCGGTTATGCCGACTTCGAGCGCCTGAGCCTTGAGGAGCTTCAGCTTCTCGTAGCGGTTAGCGGTTTGCCGTTTCGCGCCTCCAGGCGCCTTGGTCGGTGCCGTTTCCGACTTCCTGGTATTCGCGCCCGCCTTCTCCTTGTGCGCGGCTGCAGCGGCCTCTCCGTCCTCGTCTTCGTCTCCGACGATGCCCCAGTCGGCCTGGGCCTGCTGACGCTTCTTGTATGTCATCTCCGACCCGAAGGCTTGCGGGTTCGGAGTGTTCTCGATCGGGAAGGCCGAGAGCCTGATCTCGTCGCCCCTCGCGTTTATGACCTTGCTCTCGATCCTGTAGCTCCCGTCGCGCTCCGACAGCGTCTGCACGTATGCGATGCCGTGCGGCCTGCATGCAGACCGAACAGCCGCGAGCGTCGCCTTGAGCGTCGCATATCGGTTCTTGAAGTGCGGGTTGATCCCGTCGAGTTCTGGGTTTGCGATCTCAGTCCATGCGCCCGTGAACGCCTCGGCGATCGTCTCCGTCTTGTCGGCCATCACGCCTCCTCTCCGTATCTTTCCCTCCAATAGCTGCAGAACGGCGCCGCGCTGCAGTAGCCGATGCACTTCGCGTCCTCGCCTGGCCTATGCTCGACGTATAGGTCGCTCCCGTTGACCGCCGCCCATTCGCGGGCCTTGTACTCCGTCGCGTCGCCGTATGCCTCCGTCTTGAATACCTTCCGAGCCTTCTGCACGCCCTTCTTCATGACCGCGTATGACTCGCCGCGCGCCCATCTGTCCTCCTCGGAGCAGAGCGGGAGCTGATCGTCGGGGAGCTGCTCGCATGCCTCGATCTGCGCGAATTTGCCGACTAGGTATTGCCCTATCTCGTCGAAGTCGCTCGGGCCGAACTCCCAGGAGATGCGGGCCACTGGGTGTTCTGGGTGCTTCCCGATCAGCGCCTTGGACTTGCTGTGATCCTTGAGGAGCGCCACGACCTCGCCGTTGCGGGCGTCGAAGCCTATCCTTCGGAGCATCCAGCAGTAGGCGAGTACCTGCCGCCTCCAATCGGAGAAGTCTCCGAATTGAATCTTCCAGACAGACGCGGTCTTGTAGTCGGTGACCGTCCCCGTCGCATCGTCGTAGAGGTCGAACACGCCAGATAGCTCGTAGCCGTTCGGCATATCCACGGCTATCTTGTTCTCCTTGAGCTGCGAGTCGGTCTCCTGAGCGTTCTCGAGTATCGAGTGAACCGCCGTGCCGAATACGGCCCATACCATGTCCGAGGCGTCCTGTTCGATCTCCGCGTCGTGCCGCCTCTGGAGGATCGCCTCGCGGACTCCCTTCAGCAGGGCCGTGACGCTGTAGCGCCTCGGCTTGTATGCGTACTCGCTCGTCGCGGCATCGACGAAAGGTTGCGGGAGTCCCATCTTGTTCGTTATCCTCATGCTCCCTCCTCCCTGTGGATGTAGTAGTAGATTCCGTGCGCCGCCGCGCTGCGCAGGTGGTCGTTGGTGAGCTTCTCGCTCCCCTCCCAGGGGCAGCTCCCCTTCTCCATCGCGGCCTTGTATGCGGCGACGTTGCCTCTGGTTCGCGGGTTGAGTACCTGCCTCGAGGTCTGGATGATGAAATGCTCCGTTGCCAGCGCCGCGTGGATGTAGCCGCAGAGGTAAGGCGTCTGGAACGTGTAGCCGCTCTGCCGCTTGCAATAGTTGAGGAAGCCCTCTATCACGACGGCCTCGTGGGGCTTGTCCGCTATCCAGCGCGCGATCGTCGAGGCCGTCTCGTATGCCCTCAGAAGAAGCGCGTGCTGATCGTCGCGGACGGCCCCGCTCCACGAGATGGTGAGGACGTCGTGTATGCTCCTCCCGTCCATGTGGACTAGGCCCGTGTTGCGCATCCCTGGGTCGATGGCGATTATGCTCATAGAACCGCCTCCGTGAAGCCGTCGACCTTGCTTCTCGCGATCCTGAAAGCGAGGCCCTTGTCCTGCTCCATCGCGATCCTCGCGAGGCACGGAGCGTATGCGTTCGGTATCGAAACCCTGAAGTGGTTCCTCATGAGCTGAAGTATGAAGTTCGGCGATGCCTTGCCGCCGTTCACGCATGCCGCGCGCGCCTGAGATTTGTACCAGCAGAACTCCTCGAAGTGGAGCGCGGCCCATCTGCGCGCCTCGTCCATGAGCGCCTTGCCCTCGTCGGTGCATCCAGGCAGCGCGAGCTGCATCTGGTTGTCTGGGGCTTGTCCGTAGTCGATCATGGCTCTAGCCCGCTATGATCCCGAGCGCGAAGACGATCCCGAACGCGAGGCCGATGATCCACCCCGCGATCCTGCATGTGCGCTCATACAGCTCTGATGCTATAATCCCGTTCGGTCTGCGGCCCTGTGCCGCGATGCTGCGGGAGCGGTTTGCTTGGCGGTGGGCCGCTCCCTCTTTTCGGTTAATCAATGCTCTCTCCTTCCGTGGTTGCATTTCGGTTGCGCTTTTCACGCAATCTCCTCAGTTCGTTTTTCTGGCGGTTCGTGTCGCTGTATAGCATCTGCCGCCGTCTCTCCTCCTCTCTGATCGCGGCCTTCTCCCGTTCCACCTCCCTCCTGATTTCCCGATTCTTCATCGCCGCCGTGTCCGCCGAAGCCTCGATGCTGCATCTCCTGCACCATCCGCTCCATTCGGTCAGGGGCTTGAACGTGTACCTGCCGCACTTGGGGCAGTGCCAGCGTTTGCAGAGGCTTATCCCCATTCGGCTCGCATGGCTCTTGACGCTCGATACCGTTCTCCCGAGATGCTCGGCTATTGCGACCGATCCGTCGCCCGCGTGCCTCTCGAGGTACTCCTCCTCGTATCGCCGCCAGCGCGCCATGGTCACCTCTTGCGCGGCTTCCCCGCTGCGCGCCATGCGCGCACCGCGCTGAGGAGGTCGAGCATCGCCTTCCTCTCGCGCAACGATGCGCGGGCCGTCTCGTCGGGTGTCCGTTGGCGCGTCATGCCTGCGTCATCGAATACAGATCGTCGAGCGTGCAGTCGAGCATCCTCGAGAGCCTGTAGGCTTCCTCGAGGGTGAAAGCGTACTGTCCGCGCACCTTGTTGAACAGCGAAGTGCGCGCGACTCCAAGATCGCACGCGACGTCCTCGTATGTCTTCCCGCTCTGATCCATGTAACGCAGCAGTGCTTCCTTGACCTGTGTCATGGCCCCCTCCTTTCTAGTACCGATTTCGGTACTATATGAATTATTGTACAGATTGCTGTACTGTGCAATACTTCATATAGTGCAAATTTCTAGACTGGGTGAGGTTATGAGTTCATACGCTGAAGTGCTGAGATACTACCTGCAGAGGCAGGACGTAACCGCCGCCGAGCTTGCTCGGAGGCTCGGAACATCCCGCTCGTCAATATGCGAGCTTACGAGCGGGAGGTCTAAGGAGCCGACCCTCGGGAAGGCTAAGGCGATCGCCGACGCCCTGGGGGTATCGCTCGAGGAAATGGCTGTCATGGTATACGGGAGCGATGGGGAATGAAGACCGCCGTCCTTTATGCGCGCTACTCCTCCGATAAGCAGCGCGAGGCTTCCATCGAAGACCAGCTCCGCGTGTGCCGCGATTATTGCGTGCGCGAGCATATCGAGATTGTCGGAGAGTATGCCGATTATGCGATATCGGGGAAGACGGATCGGCGCCCCGAGTTCAGGAGGATGATCGCGAACGCGCCCGAGTCCGATTATGTGGTCGTTTACATGTTCGACCGATTCTCCCGCGACCGATACGATTCGGCGACGTACAAGAAGATGCTGCGCGAGTGCGGTGTTCGTGTTGTCTCCGCATCCGAGAAGGTCGAAGATACCCCTGAGGGTGGGCTGCAGGAGGGGCTGCTCGAGCTTCTCTCCGAGTATTACGTCGCCGACCTGAAGCGCAAAGTACGCAGGGGCATGGAGGGAAACGCTCTGAAGGCTATGGATAACGGTTACAGGATATTCGGATACCGAACCGATCCTGACACGCGCCGATATGTGATACACGAGGCCGAGGCCGAGGTCGTTCGCGAGGTCTTCGCGAGGTACCTCGGCGGGGAGACGATAGGGGCGATCGCGAGGTCGTTGGCTGCGCGCGGGTGGTCTACGTCGACGGGTTCACCAGTGAACTACAACTGGGTTCAGCGCATCCTGGGCCGCGAGGCGTATACTGGCCTCTACTCCTGGGGGGGCATAGAGGTCGACGGCGGCATGCCCGTCATCATAGATGCCGATACCTTCGAGCGCGCGAGGATGATGCCGAAGCGCAAGCCGCGCGATCTCGAGTCCTGGTCTTCGTATCCGCTGTCGGGCAAGCTCTATTGCGGGATATGCGGGGAGCCTATGCACGGATCAGGCGGCACGGGGAGAAGCGGGAAACGGTATCATTACTACACCTGCCCTGAGCGCGGCGACTGCCGCCGCAGGGTCAGGCGCGAGCTTGTCGAGGATGCCCTCGCGCAGGCCGTTCTCGATATTGCCTCCAATGAGGAGCGCATGCGCGGGGTCGCCAGGCGCATCGTCGAGATGTATCGCAACGACGGATCGGCTGTCATCGAGCTTGAGTCCGTCGAGGAGCGCATAGAGGCCCTGCAAACCGAACAGCATAATATGACCCTAGCCGCTCGGAAAGGTCTCGTCACAGATGAAATGGTGGCCCGCAACGATGAAATAGCCGAGCAGCTCCGCGCGCTGCATAGCAGGAGGGGCGTCCTCTTGAGCGAAGCCGAAGGCGTCTCCGAAGATGAAATAGTCGAGTTCCTCGCCCATGGCTTCGACCGCGAGGACGAGGACTTCATTTTCGGATCGTTCGTCGATCGCGTTCACCTGTTCCCCGATTGCATGGTCGCGGTATTCAACTTCCGCGACGAGGTCGGAGACCTTGCCGAGGAGCGCATCGCGATAGAAAAAGAGAACCCCGAAGGGTTCTCTTTATCCATGTCTGGTGTACCAGGCGATTATTCACGCGAACCGCGCGTGATCGCGCTCCCGTGCGGTTTCGGGATCGTGATCCCCTTGGCCTCGTGAGCTACTTGCCGCCGCCCTTTACGTCCAGCGCCTTTCCGCTCGCCACGTTGATTAGCGTCCAGGTCGCGTCCCCGTTGTCCATGATCGCCCAATTCTGCGCGTTCGTCTTGTTCGCGGTGTAGACCTGAATGGTCGCGCCGTTCTCCTTGGAGGCCCCCTTCACGTCGAGGCATAGCTTCGGCGCGCATGCGGGGTGCAATAGGAAAGGCGCGAAGTCTGGCGGGTCGTATTTCCCGCCGCCTGGGTAGATTTGATTCTTCTCGATCGTCCACCTCTGCGCTTTGGTGTTGTTGCGCTTGTACGCCTGCACCACCGTCCCCGCCTTCGTGCCTGCGCCGTAAACGTCGAGCGCCATCCCGTTGGCTGCGCTCACGATCTCGTAGGTGCCGTCCTTCTGCTTGATCAATTTCCATTTCTGCGCCGCCGTCGTGTTGAGCTGGTAGCTCTGGACGGGCCATGATGTTGTCGAACCGCTCATAGCCGCTTTCACATCCTTTACGATCTGCTGCATCCTTGCGTGGATGTAGTCCCCTGGGCAGGCGGTAGGTGCGAACATGCGGTGTTCTGTGAAGGTCGCGCCCGCCGTGCCGTCGTAGTACGGTTCGATTCCGTACCGCTTGCAAATATCCGCCGCGAGCGCGATCATCGATTTCCAGGCCGCATCCGAGATGGGCCACGGGTCTCCCGCGCTACTGTTGGAAACCTCGAACGTGACCGCCGCCTCGTCGTTCGACCATGAGCTGCTCGTCCATGGATGGTACTCCTCGGGCAAAATGCAGATGATCTCGCCATCGTTGCCGATGCCGTAATTGCAGGAAGCCTCCCGCGCTGGGTCGGCGAATATCCAGCCGAGGCCGTCCGCGCTTACCACGCCAGCCGCATGGTGAATGGTTATCTTGCTAGGATTGCCGCGCCATCCGCTCGTGTTCGGCGATATGTTCTGCTTCGTCGCCAGCTTGCTTATCGTCATCTTTCTCACCCCTGTTGTTCGTCAGCTCCGCCTCCATCGCGGGTGTCAGCTCGACCGCGATGCCTTTATCCTTCTTCGCCATGTCGCTCCTCCTTCGCCTTGCGCTGCGCCTTCAATTCGAGCAGAACCTTCTGCGCCTCCTGCGCCTCTGGCGTTACATTCTGGTTCTTCCACCACGAATAAATGATGCATACGACGCTCGCTACGCTGAGCGCCGCCGTCACCCATGTGTCCGCGTCCAATGCGTAGCCGCATACGTTCGCTACGTTGACCGCCGCCGTTACTACCAGCGTCACGATCGCCTTTACCTTCTCGCTCATTCCGTGCCTCCTATCCTCAAACCGTCCAGCTTGTCTTCGATGCGGGTATCCTTCTCCCGCAATTCGTCTATCCTCTTGTATGCCGTGGCAACGTCGCTCTCCAATCGGTAGGTGCGCTCTACGATCTGGTTGTGCTTCTGTACCTGATCTTTGAGGTCGTCCAGCTTCTGCTCGGTCTTCGCCAGCCTCGCGTTTACCGCGCCGTAGAACGCGCCGAATGCGATGATGACCGTTGCGATGGTTCCGATGTATGGCGTTATGTCCATTCCGTCCCTCCTTACCCCGTTACCGTGCGCCAACCAGTGAGCGTCTTGCGTTTCAAGATTCCGTCATGGATGGCGAGCATGCCTATCGTGTACGTCTGCTCAGGGTCGTAATCTGGCAGGTAGTCAATCATCCGCAGGGCGAGCGGGTCGATGATTCCCACGGTGAGTGCTGGGCTTGCGGCGAATATCGCCTTGATTACGTCCATCGGAGTCGGTATGTCCTTCTCAGTCCACCATGTTCGCCCGTCCCAGTGGAGAACCTGCCCTTCTTCCACGCCTGGGAAGTCATCGACCTCGAACGGGATTCCATCTCCCGTTGGCGGCTCCTCGCCCCACGCTGTTATCGTTGTTCCATCTACCAGAATGTGCATGCCCCCTCCTTATGCCAGGATATAAGTCGAGTACAGATAGAGGTTCGTGTTCGCGGCGATGGTGCGCGCAGCGCCAGTGGCATTGAGAGCCGTAAGATACACCTTGCCGTCGGTATCGATGTAGCCAGCGCCGTTGTCCTCCGTCTGGATGAACGCATATTTGATTGCGGGCCTATTACCAGAGACGAGCGTACCAATCAAAAGGTCGGTGATATCTCCGTTTGCTGGAACCGAGATTGCCGATGACGATTTCACTGTCATGTAGAGCATGGCGAGCTTGCCCCAGACCGCGTATCGTGCACCGCTGACCGTGATGCCGCTCGCAGCAGAGATGATGCTCGACACGGTTGTGATCGTATCAGTCGCCATCTTCATGCCGTTGACATACACGTTACTGGCATCGCCGTGTATAAGCCACTTATTGAGCTTATAAGACCATACCCCGTGGTTTGTACCAGCGGAGCCGACAATAAGGGCGACCGAAACATTCTGGTCTGTTCGCTTCGCAATAAACCCAGTATCACCAGAACTTCTATCAACTTCAATGTTGCCAGTTGTAGTACCGCCCGACAATGCAAGAGCTCCGATGGCGTTGCGCCATGCAGCGCCCACGCCGTCACCGCTCAAACTCACGACCGCGTTGCCCGATGCGTCCACGCCGAGACTGACGATGTTGTACTTGTTGGTTCCCGATATCACGCGCTGCGTCAGGTAGCGCATGTATTGAACGCCGTTGTTTATCCACGGGTTGATGCGCCCGAAATTCGCGCCGTTCTTGTCCTGGAAATACAATACGTCGAACTCGCCCGAGGTCGTGACGTTGCTCTGCGCGTCGGTGTCCTTGATGTACAGGTGCGGGTTCGTGTTGGCGATGGTCAGGTCGCCCGTTAGCGTCCCGCCCGTCAATGGAAGGTATGGGTGCGTATGCGATGCCTCGGCTGCGCCTATGTTTGCGGGTGTGAGGTTCACGTCGCCAGTGCGGTAGGTTGCCTCCGCATCGCCTTTGACCCCCGATACCGTTCCCGCGCCGTCCATCACGTCGAAGTCGGTGTTTCGCGGGTCGCCCTCGCCGTAATCAAAGGCCACGTTGTGACCGCCCGTTATTTCCGTGACCTCCACCTCTGGCGTGATTCCGTCCGTGCCGTTGCGGCCGTTGGTCCCGTCGCGGCCGTTGGTGCCGTCGTATACCGTCGCGGAGGTAACGCCGTCCGCGTCCTCGATGGTGATCGTGGCTCCCGTCTGGATGCGCTCGACCGATGCCGAGGGGCTGTATCCGTCCGCGCCGTCCGCTCCGTCGATGCCGTTCGCGATGCTGACCGTGTCGCCGTTGACCGTTATCTCCGCGCCCGTGGCGGTCTGCGTTATCGATACGTCCAAGTCATCGAGCTTCGCGTCGATGGCATCCTGCAGACCTGATACGTCCGCGATCGCGTGCGTATGGGTCTCCTCGGCTGCGCCCAGGTTCGCGGGTGTGAGGTTGACCGATCCCGTTCGGTAGGTCTCCTCCGCGTTGCCCTTCACGCCGAAGACCGCGCCCTCCTGTATCTCGTCTATGAGCGCCTCTACCTCCGCGATAACCGCGTCTATCTCCGCCAGGTGCATCTCGCCTGGCTCCACGCCCTCGCGCGCCCCTGGCTCGATCTCGACCGCGAAGCGATGCGTGGAGCATATGATCTGCTCGCCGTATAGGACTTCGATGTATGCCTCGTCGGTGCGGCCTGGATATGCCGCCGCGTATGTCTCGTCGATGGGGAAGCTCGCGATGCTCCCCGATGCCGTGCCGTCCACGCTGTAGTAATGCTCGTTGTCGGGCAGCCTCATGCATAGCCTGACCGTGTAGCCTGCGAGCGCCATCGCCTCGCCGTTGTCGGTGATGGCGACCTCTAGCGTCGTGCCGTTCCTGTCCCCCTGCCGCAGCGTGAGGGTCGGCTGGCATTCCGCGCGCTTCGATACGTCGAGGGCTATCCGCTGCGTGTTCATAGCCTCGCCCCGCGCTCGATTACCAGGCGGAAGGATTGCGTGGAGCAGATGGTCTGGCCCTCGGTTATCTCCACGTATGCGATGTTGGTCACGCCGACCTGCTCCGCCGCGTATGTCTCGTCGATCGTGAAGCTCGCCGTGCTGTCGTCGACCGTGCCGCTTACGATGTAGTTATCGTCGCCGCTCGGGAGCAATACGCAAAGGGCCGCGCTGCATCCCGTCAAGTCCAGCGCCTCGCCGTTGTCGTATACGCTCACCTCTAGCTTGGTACCGCTCTTGTCGCCCTGGCGTATCACTACGACGGGCATTATCGCGGCCCGCTTGCTTACGTCCAGCGCCATCGTCTGCGTGTTCATCCATGCCTCCCTTTATGCGTATTCCCACCCAGTCAGGCATCCGCGTGTGAATTTGAGCTTTATGCCCGACACCGTTATGTTCCCGTTGTATAGGCTGTCGCCTGCGCCCGTTGTCCCGCTTGTCTTGAGGATGCCGTCCGCGAAGCCGTATGCCGAGTATCCCGTGTCGTTGTAATGCGGCACCGTTATGATCTCCGTTAGCGCATCGGTCACCCAGAGGTCCTTTACCGTCAGCTCGCAATTTAGGAAGGCTTCTCCTTTGCCGTCCGAATGGCTGGCGGTTTTCGTGTATCTGAATATCACCGCCTCGGTGTCGTTGCCTGACGGCACCTTCGATGTTAGGAGGAATTGGTAGGGAACCTGCATGCGTAGCTGTCCGAGCAGGTTCGGGTTCTGGCTCGATGGGTTGTCGACCAGGTACTCTGGGAATAGTCCGCCGACCTTCGGCTCTCCGTAGTAGAAGCCGAGGCCTGTGCCTTCGAGGTTCATCCTGTCGTTCCAGATATGGTCGTCGCCGATGTTCATCCCGCCGATGATCCCCGCCGTCGCCGTTATAACGCCGTCCTCGTCCACCGTGAAGTTGTCCGCGTTCACCTCGAATGTCCCCGCGTTGAAGGTTACCTTCCCGCCGTTGATCTCGATCTCGCTCGTGTCGCGTGCGAACATGGTGCGCGATGCGTTGCCCTCCGATGCGGTTTCGTCTTCTACCGCCGTTACGACCCAGCGCCAATATGACGGGTTGTTTTCGTCGTAATGCTCCACCTCCATTACGATTATTTTGTTCTTTTGTAGCTGCTTGTCGCTCGGAAGGCGGAAGTTGGAACCGTAGTTCTGCGGGAGCTTGCTCCCGTTTATCCATATTGCTGGGGGGTATGAGTAGTTATACGATGTATTAGAAAGCCATTTTACCTTTAGAATGGTATCGTCGCTCGGTTCGAACGGTCCGCATGCGACCATGTAGCGGTTCGTGCTGTCAGGCTGCGGTACATACTGGAATGTCCCGTAAACCGTCCCCGTGGCCTCCGCGAGAGTGCGCTGTCCGATGGTTATCGCGTCCCCCGCCATCGATACCGTCCCCGCGTCCATGTCGGCGACGAAGATGGCGTTCTGGTTCGCGTCCCTTACCGTCAGCGCGCCCGTTATGATGTTGCTCGCAGAAAGCACCTCAGAGGCCACCAGACCGCCTGTAAGGAGCGTTTTCCATTCCCACGCGCCTTGGGCCGTCTTGGTGGTCGCGATGCGGATCGTGCCGCCCTTGACCTCCACGACCTTGGAGGCTTCTGCTCCCACGAGCGGGTCGCTCACAGCCGCGTCGTATGTCCTGATGCCCTGGCCTTGCGTGATGTATGTATATCCGCCAGTCGCGTTTATCTCCGTATTGAGCCTGTCGAGGAGCCTCTCGAGGTAGCCGTCCTGCTCCATCGTGCCGCCGTTCATCGTCTGCACGATCCCAGCAACGAGATTGAGCCTCGCCCCGAGTCCTCCGATCAGGCTCGAGAGGTCGCTGGCTATGCTCCCCACCGTTATGCGCATGTCGGCTGGGTCGAGCATGTCGACCTCGGTCTGCAGGACGCGCCCAGATGTGCGGATGCCTTCGCCGAATTTGCGATCCACGATATGCACCGCATCCCCGAGCGACACGCCGTGGAGGTCTATCCCCTCCTCGGCGAGCTGCAGCACGTCGACCTCGTAGGTGATGCGCGGCACGGTGTACTCCTGGAGCATGCCCTGCGCCCATGCGAGCAGCTCCGCAGGGGTCTCGCAGTCTGGGTTCTCTATCTCGATTGTCGGGTACTCCCAGCCGCCGTTCCCGTCTGGCAGCTTCGCGAGGGGAACCATGTCTGGGTTCTCGAGGTAGTCCTTGCCGTCGTTTACCGATTCTATCGTGACCTTGCGCCCGTATCCGCCTTCGGTCTCCTCGCCCATGCCCCTCGGTGTGATGCGGCAGTAGAGCGGGCCGTCTGGCATCCTGCGCCTTATGCTCTTTAGGTCGGCCCCGAAGTCGTAGCGCCTTCTCGGTTGCTGGTCTCCCTGCTTCGCGTATAGGTCGGCCTTGCGCGCCACCACGCCCATGCTGCCGACCTCTATCGTCGCGTCGATCTCGCCTCCCCAGACGGCGATGAGCGTCGAGAGCGCGCTCCAGCCGTCCGTGTCGTACATCGAGGCCCCGCCCACGGCCTCGTTCGTGACCGTGCCTACTTCCCACCTGTCCGTCCCAGAGAGGGCCGCAGAGAGCGCCACAGCCGCCGTAACGGGGTTCTGAACCCCTGGCATAGCAGATACCCTCGTCCCCATGAGGTCGTGCTGCAGGCTCCAGACGCAGTAGTAATCGCCCATCGGCTTGTCGCCCGATTCGTGGAGCGCGTCGGTGCCGTATACGACATGCTCGCGCCATTTGCCCCGCGCGTCGCACGTGAGGATGCGCTGGCCCTTCTCCAATATGCGGGTGGTGGTTATCTTCAGCGCATGCTCGCCGTTCACGGTCTCGGTTCTCACGAGCGCGAAGACGTCCCGCTCGGAAAGCTCGCCGATTGGCTGGTCGAAGCGATCGAAAAGCATGACCCTGAGCATCACAGCCACCTCTCCCTGTAGGTAACCGTCGCGGCTCCCGTGCCGTTGTCTATCTCGATGGTATGCTCGCCAGGCTCGAACGATAGCCAGTCCGAGTCGAGCGTCGGGAGGCTCGGAGAGCCGTTGACGATGCATGTCCGCTCCGCGCAGTCGACCGATACGCTGCGCGCCTCCGCGCTCCCCGTCGCGATGTGGAGGTGATCGCCCCCGTCGAGCCTGATACCCCACACCAGCGATTCCGAGTCGCGAACTGCAGACGATCCTATCGTCGGCCTCGTCGGGTATGATCCGCCGACCTTTATCGCGATCGAGCCGCCAGAGGGAACCTCTACGGTATGCTCGGCCCCGTACGCCACGGGATCGGGGCAGAGGAACAGAAGCTCGGCGGTCGCGCTGTAGTGCCTGAATTTCAGCTTCGGCTCGTCTGCGAGTACCGCGAGCCAGTAGTAGCCTTCTACCAACGAGAGCGGCTCGGGGCCGTCATGCCGCATCGTCGCGGCTATCTCCGCCCACTTCCGCTGTATCTCGCGCTCGTCTATGGTGTCGGTCGCAAGGCGCGCCTTGATCTTGATCTCCATCGGCTCGAGCCTGTTGCTCGCCAGGTATCCGCCGTCGCGACCCGCGACAGAGCGAATGTCTGGCGATGATTTCGCGATTGCTGGCGCATCGATCGTCTCGATTTCGAGCCATTTCGAGTAGTCTATGCCGCCGAATATGAAGCAGGCCACAGCTCGCCTCCCGTCCTTCTCGTGATCTCCTCGTAGAGGCCGTCGGCGAGGCTCACGCCCGCAGCGCGCGCCTCAGCCGCGCTCCCTGCGCTCACGTTTATGGTCACGTTCATGGTCACGGCTCCTGGCGCCTGGTTCCCGCGCCGTTGCGCCTGCAGGCCGTAGGCGCCGATCTGGTACCCTGTCGGGTCGAACTCCATCAGCCCTCCCATGCGCGCGGCCTCGGATGCAACGGCGTCCTCGGTCGATTCCATGCCGAGGACGAGGCCCTCGCCGAAGTACGCGCCGATCCTCGCGGCCTCCTTCGATGGTGAGGCTATGCCGAGGCAGTTCTTTACCGCGCTCACCGCGCGGCTCGCCAGGTTCCATGCGTAGTTGTATAAAGAAACCGCGTTCATGCCGTTGACGAAGCCAGTCGTGAAGTTCCATCCCGTGTTGTAGGTCTTCACGTCCGCCATGCCAGTCCGCGCCTTGCTCGCAACCGAAACGCCGTAGTTGTACTGGTTCAAACCGAGCAGGCCGTTCGCGAAGCCGACCGATGCGTTGTAGCCCGTTGTCTTGAAGTTCGCGGGAGCCGCCATGACGCCGTTCTGCGCCGATCTGCTGACCGATGCCGCCGCGTTCGACGCTGCCGTGTTCCCCGAGGAGATGCCGCCAGCGAAGCTCGAGGATGCGCTGGCCCCCGTTCTCCTCATGCTGTCGGGGAGTCCAGCGGTCTTGTTGAATATCGATGTTACGATCGAGCCGATAGCGGTTATCGGCCCCGATGCGCCGCCGCTGATGCCGTTCCCGAGTCCGAGGTCGATGTTGCGCCCGATCTCCTGCATCAACCGCGACGGCGAGGAGATGCCGAGGAACTTCTTCATGTTGCCCGCGATCCTCGCCACCATCTGCTCGGCTGATTCGACGGGCTTGTCGGCGCTCGATTCGATGCCCTTCTCGAGGCCCTCGGGTATCGCGATCCCCTGGTCGACGCACGTCTCGTATATGCTCGCGAGAGTGCCGTCGAAGTTCTCCTCCATGATCGCGAGCTGCTCGTCTGTTATGTCCCCGAGGTCGCCGATCGAGAGGCCGCAGGAGGATAGGGCATCCTCCAGCTTCTTGAAGTGCTTGGGGGACGTTGTTATGACGCCCATAAGCTCGTTGGCCGATTTCTCCGCGCTCTCGTGCGACCTCGCCAGCTCGTCTACGTCCTCGCGGAGGCTGTTCACCTCCTGGTCGTATGGGTTCGCCAGGTCGGGGTATTGCCTCATGTATTCCTGCTGCTTGCGCTCGGCCTCTGCGAGCTTGTCCTTCGCGTCGTTGAGGGCCAGCTCGTCGGTCAGCATCTGCTTGTTGACCTCGATCAGCATCTCGCGGGCCGCAGCCGCGCGGGCCTCCTCCTTGTAGGCTTCGGCGCAGCCGAGTATTGCCTCCTTGCTGAGGTTAAGCTCGCCCGTCATGTCGTTCGTGATCTCGACGCTCGATCCCGTGAGACGGTTGAACTCGTCGACCGCGACCTGCAACTTCTCGTACTCCTCGCGTGTAAGCTCGCCCTTGTTCCCGAGTTCGCCTATCACGCCCGCGTAGTAGTCGATCATCGCCGCGTCGGTGTTGACGTCCTTCCATGTGCTGTTCATGGTGTCGGCGAGCTTCGCCTGAGAGTCGAGCGCCTCCTCAGCCGTCGCGACATTGTTCC